AAATGTGATGCGCCGTGGGAACGTGCAGCACACATTAAACACTATTGGGATTCTATAGATGATTGCTGTTTTGTTGGGTTTGATGCAAGTAGGTTCGATCAGCATGTCTCAGCACAGGCGCTGCAGTATGAACACAGTTATTATTTGCGCGCTTTTCAGAATGATTCTGAACTGAGAAAGTATTTGTCCTGGCAGATTAGGAACAAGGGTTATGCCAATGTTTCTGATGGAGCTGTAAAGTATGAGGTGTTAGGCTGTAGAGGCTCCGGTGATATTAACACAGCATTAGGCAATGTCATATTAATGTGTGCAATAACACATCATTATTTGAAGGACTTGCCTGTGAAGTGGAGATTCATTGACGATGGTGATGATTGTGGGGTATTCATTTCAAGACGGCATTTGCCGTTACTTGAAGGATTACCTGCTCACCATCTTCAATTCGGATTTGAAATGACGGTTGAGCCTCCTGCCTTTGAACTTGAGCACCTTGAATTCTGCCAGAGTAGGCCAGTTCATTGTGGTGGTAATCAGTACATGATGGTGCGCAATGTGCATAAGATTTTGAAGCAAGATGCCCTATCCATCACGAGTAAGAATTATGCTTCATATGAGGAAGTCATGTACTGCACAGGAGTGTGTGGTTTATCCCTTTATGAGGGTTTTCCCATTCTTGACGCTTTCTACCGCAGCTTTCTTCAGTTTAACGTGAGACAGAAAACTATCGAGCGCCTCCTTCAAGATGCATTTGTGGGACCCCGAACCTGGCGCAGCTTCGCTAGTGCGAAGCGCGAGTTTGACATAGATGAGGACGAGACCCGGTACTCAATGTGGAAAGCTTTTGGGATCACGCCGGATGAACAAATACTGTTGGAAGAGGAGCTCCGGGCACAAGTTTATGATCAAGCCAATTATAAGCTACCGTTGTATATTGAATCTTCATCACGCATACAATATTACCAAGATGCCTAAAATGATTAAATCAAAGAAGTTGACCAGGAAGAAGACCAAGAAGGTGGCCATTACAAAGCCACCAGATGACACATTAGATTTGCATGGTGCGAAAGCAGCAGCTATGCTGTATGATCCATGTGGAGCGGAT